TTAAAAAGTACTTTAATTGTTCACTCCACCAACTACCAAAAATTTTTAAACAAAATCTTGCATATTGTTTTTCCATTAATATGGAACAAGAATTGCCAGAAATTGATAAAAATTTTTGTTTTGATCTTATTGAACCTCATTTTTGGCCCCTATTACGTAAAAGATGGCAAAGACCACGAAGAAAAATTCGTGATCTCTGGAATCTATTACAATGTAAAGTTGCTGCAAATGAAGTTCCACAAGATATGATTTTAGATGCATATAAAAAACATCAGAATATTCTCTCAACTATTGGGAATACTCCAGAACATGTACTTCAACATGTTCGTTTATATGCACGTCAATTCGCCGAATGTACTAAAAAAAATTATCATGAGATGATTTCATTAGCACCTTCGAAGGCCTGTTTTTCACATAATCGAGATATGGGTGGTTCCTTTAAAGCATTACAAGATGGATTAACACGTTCAGAAACAAGAGATAATGGTAAATTATCACAGTTTAAAACACGTATTGATCCACCATGTATTTATTTAAAGGGATCTCCAGGAGTTGGTAAATCATTTATAAGTAATTTAATTATAAAAGATTTATCAAATCGATTTGGTGAAAAACATTCTGTTTACGCACGTAATTTTGATTCGGATCATTTTGATGATTATACGGGTCAATTAATTTTTATGGTGGACGATGCCTTTCAAAAGAGAGGTAAAGACCAACATGATCATTTAATTGATCAATTAATACAAATTAAATCCAATAATGAATTTATAGTACCAATGGCTGATTTAAAGTCAAAGGGAACAAAATTTAGTAGTGAATTTGTTTTATTATCATCAAATACTGATCCAATTCAAGTTGCGACTTCTTTATTTACAGATATAAATTGTCCAAAGGCTCTCCTTCGTCGTATTGTTCCCTATTGGGAAATAATTGAACGAAAAGGAAATATGTTAAGAATTAAACGTATGACCTATGAGATGACTGAATCTACTAAAAATGATTCATTATATGGAGCAAGACCTAGTCAAATATTTTACAAAGAATTAACTATATCACAATTTGTGAAAATGGTTGTTCAATTTGCAATTGATGAACATAGGTCTGCAACAATTAATGCATTCAAATCGGTAGGTGAAGAAAAACCTTTA